TTTCTGGACGTTGATAGTATCGTTGGTCACCAGTTCGGGAAAACCCAACCCGATCGGCGCATCCACATAGCTTGTCGTTTCGCTAAACACAGTGGTATGGCTCGAAGGGCCGAACCAGGAAGTATCGGGGAACGTCACCGTCAAGTTGCTGCCCACGGTAACGCTTTTCACCTCGGTGCTATACGGCGTGCTGGCGGTTGCGTCGGCGACGACCCAACCATCGCCTATGCTGGCCCCCGCCTTCGGCCAGTTATCGGCCGTCAAGGTGTATGACGTGATATAGCGTTTATACCGGTCCGGCCAATTGTCGATCAGGTAGTTGGTCAGATCGACGCCTCCTTGCGCCGATTGTGTCCAGGTGTATTCGGCGCTGACATCGACGCGTGCCAGCGGCCCGCTGGTGAGCGTTAGGCCAAGGCCGTCATAGAGCACCTCGCCATCGAACTCGACGAGTCCGTCTTCGCCGATGATCTCGTCCGACACGGTCAGGACGTGGGTCTCTCGATCGTAATGCCAAAGCTTGCTGTAACCCTCGAGCACGACTTCGGGATCGGTGCGCCGCGTCGGATCGATCACCACCTCGTCGTAATACGGCAGCACGCGCAATGAATCTGCGAGCGCTGTCTTTTGGGCCACCAGATCGATCGGCCGCGCGACGAATTCAAGCGTCACCAGCTCTTCGAATATACTGGTCGGAACACCGACGAGCCGACCGCGGAATCTGATCAGGTCAGGCCCGCAGTCGAGCGCGAACCAAGCCCATATCCTGCGCCCAGGACCGAGCAATCCGATCGCAGCGCCGGCGTCGTTGCGCGGCCGACGCACGACGATGGTCAGGCTCGCCGGATCGCCCTCGGCCTGCCTCAAGTCGAACGAAAATATATCTTCGTCCCAGCGCAGATGTTCGGGGCCGAACACCGTCTCGCCGGGATCTATCCAGGCAAAATAGGGCGTTCCCGCCGACATCAGGCTCGTTGCTCCGCTTCGAGCTGCCACGCCACTTCAGCCGCCCACTCATCGCGCGACGTATTCCAGGACGTTACCTTGGCAAGAATGGTCAGCACATCGCCGGTCATATTGGCGGCGCCGAGACCGGGAATGCAGGTGATGGTGATGTCCATCCCAGGCCAGACGCCGGTGAGCTCCGGCACCTCGTGATCCGTACAGGTGATCGTTACCTTGTATTGCCGGAATTGTGCGACCGAGATGTCCACCAGGGCGCCGCGGCAATCGCGCGCCAAGTTTTTTGCCTGGTCGATCGGCGCCAGCGTCATGGTGATGCCGCGCACCGCGTATTGGCTGAAATCGATGCCGTCGATCGCCAGCAAGGTATAAGCGGGCATTAGGAAAACCGGCTCGGCTTGCGCCCGCCCGAGCGCACCTGCGCCATGGCCGCGGCTCTGTGCAATTCATCGACCACGCCGGACGAGGCGCGCAGGCCGGCGATCTCGGGTAGGCCCGGAAATGCGATGGTGACGTTGTTCATGCCGCCGCCGGCAAATGACGGCAGGCCGAGCGGCCCGCGCACCATGCCGCCGAGCGCAAAATGGCCCATGCCGAGCCGCAGTGCTTCGAGGAACGCCAGCACGCCCGGCTGCGCCACTGCCCGCGCCGGCACGATATACTCGCCGCGCGAGACCCAGGCGAGATTTGAGTCCGAGGTGCCGCTGCCGCGCCCGCCGAGTAGCCCACCACCCGCAAAGCCGCCACCGCCACCGCCACCGCTGCCGCTGCTCGGTGACGAGCCGCCGCCGAAGCCCCATTTATTTGCCATATTAGCAAGCCCCTCGCTTATAGAGGCCTGTACTGATCTTACAAAAGCCCTCCCGAGAGCTTCCCCTAGCGAAGTCCCTATTGAGATTATGATCGGCCCTAAAATGTTGCCGATCGCGTCGAAAGCCGGGCCGAGCCGTTGGCCGAGATTGCCGATTGCTTGGTCGAGCGGCAGGTTCTGGAAATCAGAAACAATCTGCTGCATCACCTGGGTAAAAATGCCCAACATCTGGCCGAAGGCCGGCGCTGCCAACGCGCCTATCTTTTGAAAGAATGCGGACAACAGGCCAGAAAACTGATTCCACTGCTGCGACATTTGCTGCAGTGCCGCCTGGTTGCTGCTCGTAAGCGTCAAGCCAAGTTGTCCGGCCTGCGTCTGCAATTGACTGAGCACCCGGCTGCCTTGGCTCAATGTCGCTATCGTTTCTGGCGATAGACCGAGCGCCTTGCCGAGCTGTACTCGCTCCAGTTCGCTATCGAGATTTTTGAAGATGTCGGCAAGCCTTGACCATTGATCCGCTGCATCCACCTTGGAAAGCGTCTCCAGCAGTGCCTTGACCTTGGTGTCCAAGGTGGTCAGCGGCGAAAACGGTTCGGTAGCGCCATCGGCGAGGAGCCGAAATTTATACGTTACTTGATCGATATCATTGGCCCAGTCCACCGTAGCCTTGCCGGCATCGCGCATCGCCTTCTGTTGTCCAGACGCCGCGATCTTCTCCGATAGATTGCCAAATTCTTCCGCAAATTTGGCTACCGATGTTCCACCGCCTTCAAACACTTGTTGCAAAGACGATAGGTTTTTAAACGATACGCCACTAACCTTCTGTAATTGAGTGAGAGATTTTTCGGTCGCGCTTGCTTCTGTAGCAAACTTGATCAAAGCGGCAGCCCCGCCCACAATGGCGACGGCGACCGCAGTAATGCCTATTGCCACCGGGCCAAAAGCACCGCCGACGCGGCTCGCCAGGGCAAGTTCCCGGCCGAAACCGCCTAGATCGACTGCGCGCAGAGCCTTGCCCAGGGCGCCAACTTCGCCCCTGGTCAGGCCTAATGCACCCGTCGCCGACGTTGCCGCAATGGTGGTGTTCTTGAAGCCTCTCTCCAAATTTGCAACGCCGAGGACGGTGGCTTCCAAAGTTGCAGAGGATTGCAGGGCTGCTTTGATCTTGGCCATTTCAGCCGGTACGACGACGCCGAGCTGCTTGAATTTTTGCTCGATCACCGCCGGATCGAGCTTGGCAAAGCCGCCGGCCTGCTCGGCCGCCTTGCTGATATCGGCAAAGCACTGCTGGCCGGCCTTGCTGATCCCAGCAAGTTGCTGCTCTATTTCCTTCGCGCCATCGAGTTGAATTTCCACCGACAGTTTGGGCATGGCGTCCTAGATGTCGTCCTTGAAGTTCTTGATGAACGCCTGCTCGATTTGCGCGGCGTGTTGCTTGACGATTTCGATAACGTGAAATTTCTTCGGGATGGTGACCGAATGAACCCCTATGTAGAGTGGCTTGCGATGAGGGTCGTGGTCACTGGCATCGAACAACATCGGCTTGCCGCCAACGGTGGCCGACACCAGTTTTTTCCCTGACTTGCTGGGCGCCGGAGCGCCGGCTTTGGTCGGTATCCACAGCAGCGGCTTGCCGTGGATGGTCGCGCCAAACTCAAACACGCCGGCGATGCCGTACCGATGCGAAATAGTGGCCTTGGCGTCCAGCGATGGCTCGCCACCCTTGGTCGCCCCCAGCATTCGAAAGCGCAAACCCGAGACCCATTGAGCATGTCTAAATCCCGGCCCCGCGGCTGCGATGTCTTTGCGTCCCTCGTCAACCGCCTCCGATGCGGTTTCGCGCAATGCAGCAACCGCAGCCGTGGCCACCGGCCGTTCCTTTTCGCGGATCATCTTGATCCAGGCGGGCGAGGCCACCTTGACCTTGAATTTAGCGGGCATTTTCAGTCACCCGCCCCATTCCTTGATCGTCTTCTTGATATCCTGGCCCTCGCCCTGCGCACCAAGCGCGGCGATTGTCAGCGCGTCGGCGTGCTCGATGCGATCTAGCTGATCGCTGAATTCGAGATAGGCCGCGATCTGCCGCGGCGTCAGCGTCATTGCAAAGGCGGGCGGGAAGCCGCGCCGGATAAGGGCTGTGATGGCGATGGCGATTTCCGTAAGCGGACCTTGACTGTCTTTGCCGCCTCGTCCGTTGCGCCGAGGACGCTCGTCAGCGTCTCGACGAAGGCGGCTATTCCGTTTGGGAATGTCAACCCGATAATAGCTTTCAATAATCTCAACTGATATTCCACCAGCAGCGTGGCGGCGTGCTGCTCGTATTTTTCCTCGCCGGGATGCCCGCAGCCGGCCGCGATGATTGGGCCGATGGCATTGCCGAACCGCTCGATCAGCCGCGCCCCGATATCACTACCCATGCCGCCGAGCAGTGTGGCGAGTTCGGGAAAGCGCGCCACGATCGCCGCGATGGCATCACCATGCAGGCCGCGCACGATGATCCTGTTGCCGTCGATCTTGACCACCTCGACCGCGGTCGACGGTGCGATGTCCAATAAATCTGCCATGCCGATCTCCCTCACGGTCCCGTAGGCGGTACGCCGTCGCGGATGGTCCAGACGCCGAAGTCGCCGGCCGCGCCCTTCATCACCTCGGCCTCGAGTTCGATCACCGTGAAGTCGTCGGCGTCGGTGATAAAGCTGAAATCCCCGGACGGGATGAACGAGACAGTGGCGTCGAAGTCGACCTGCTGGCCGATGTCGTTGGTGCCGACCACCTTGATGTCGCCGATGAACTCGGCCTTCGACAGGCCCGACAAGGTGACGATGTCCGGCGTCGTGGTGTCCATCGTAGCGAGCGCGAACATGGCGAGGTTTTCCCCGGTGATCTCGTCGAGCGTAACTTTTATCGTCGCGCCGATCTGCGTGATGGCGGTAAAATCTTTCGTTTTGATGCCTTCACGCGACGAGAAGTGTTCCTTTTTGGTGACCGCCGGCGTGTAGATGAACTTAGGTGCGTTGCCGAGGTCGACATAGGCGGCGCCGCCGGTTTCCTTGAAACTGACGATGCCTTTGCCAATGTGATAGTTCTGAACGTTCGGTGACGTCGATGGCATGGCTCATAGATCCTCTATTTTGAGTGCGTACTTGAACATGAACTCAGCGAGCAGCGCCCCTTGTAGCGAGCGGCCCAAGCCGAGGTCGGTCCGGCAGCCGAGATAGCGAATTGCGCCGTTGCCATTCCGTCCGGTCTTGACGATCTGCTCGTTGAGCACGGTGTCGGTCATCACCCGCTTGATCAGCTCCCGCCGCAAGGTGGTCAGATCGGAACCAACCTCGTCGGCCTGCTGTGCGATGACGATTTCTGGGTGCATGCGAACCATGGTCGGCCGGTTGGCGGGCCGCATCGACAAGTCGGACGCGTCGTTGGTTTCCTCGTCGCCGTCGAACACCAGCGCCGCCGGCAATTGGTCTTCCGGGATCTCAATATTGTTGCGCTGGGCAAATTTAATATTCGGAATGCTCGCGACCACCACGAGCAGCCGGGCCAAGATGTCCTCGCGAACGTCAACCAACGGAGTTGGCTTTCAATGCGAATCTAACCTCGCCCATGTCCTCGCCATTCGGGCTGCCACGCAGTTCCCACGAACGAACGATCCAGGTCCGGCCGTTGAAGGCCAGCACCGCATCGGCATAGTTGGTGCGCGCTATGCCCTTTTCGGCGAGCTCGGGAATGCGGGCAAAAGCGCCAGGGCCGACGCTGCGCACCTCCGCCGGCGTGCCGCCCCCGGCTGCGATCGGCAGCACGTTGGGCCGCGTGTCGTCGATCACGGTGATCGCTACCTCGGCGCCATCGCTCCCTGCCACGATCAGCACCGCCGGCACGCCGATCACCGCATAGACCGGGTCGTAGAGCAGCTCGCTACAGTCGATGGTCATGACACCACGCCTCTTTCATCCAGTCACGACGAAATCATACAAAAATGCGCACGTAGGCACTAAGCAAGCCGGTAACCGTATCGGTTGCCGCCTGCAATGGCGCAGTGGGTGCGGCCTTACCGAGCACCTGCAGCGGATCGTAATATTGCACCATCGTGTCGCCATGCCGGACCAATCGGACGCCGCCGGTGGCGTTCAAGCGCTGCTGCATCCGCGCCGCCTGGATCAATAGCATGGTCGCCGCCTTGAGTGCCGGCGGCGCGGCGTCGGGCAGCAGATAACCGCCGCTATAGGTCACGGTGACCGGATCGGTCCAAGCGCCGTCGATGCGCATCTTGCCGGATTGTGGCTCGACCTCGTAACTCGCCGGGTCGAGGACATTTCCCCGCGGCGACTCCACCGAGACGACATCGGCATCGGCGACAGGATAGTGCGTCAGAAACAGGCGCGGACTGTCGAACGACCCGTCGCCGCGCCAGGTTTCGGCGACCTGCTCGTAGGCGAATACGCGCTGGCACATCGTCGCGATGACATCGCTGTACTGGTCGATCCACATCTGCAGTTGCGTGTCTTCGCTGGTATTGGCCGGCGGCAGGCCAAGGATGACCTTGACCTCATCCAGCGTGACGAGCGCATAGCTGTCGGCCGGCGTCAGCACCTTGACCCAAATATCGGCCATCAGCGCGCCTCGTGGAACTGTTCGAATAGCGCGCGCAACTCCAGCATCGGCGCCTTGCTGTTATCGGACATCACCGGCTGCGCCGTGTAGGCCTCGCGGTCGATGCGCCATCCGATGATGGTTGGCCCGGTGGAACCACGTTCGCCACGCGCGCCAGGAGCCCCGTCGTCGCCCTTTGGTCCGGGCTTGCCGGGCTTGCCGGCCGAGGCGATGAGCTGCCAGCCCTCGCCCGGACAGACGCCTGGCCCATCGCGGCGCGCAATGAAGCTCGAGCCGCCGAGCGCGACGATGTCGAGCGCCGTGTAGGTTTCGCCATCGGCGAAGGTGCCGCGCACCGTTGGCATCGCGGCATCGCGGCCGGCCCGCGCCAGGCAGATCCAATCCGCGTGACCCGGCGCTTGTCCGGTATCGCGGGTAGCCTGGAAGCTGGCGCCGGCATGGGCGACGACGGTGCCCGCGTAGTGGACGATACCGGGTGACCAGTCGCGCGCCACCGGCAGGACGCCTGGCTTGCCCTGTGGGCCGGGCTCGCCGTCCTTGCCATCGATGCCGGCACGTCCCGCCGGCCCTGCCGGTCCGGTTTTGCCGGCTTCCCCGCGCTCGCCGGTCGGCCCGCGCTTGCCCTCTGGCCCTGGAATTCGTGCGAGCGCCCGCACCTCGAGGAGCGCCCGCTGCGCGACCGCAAGACAGGTGCCGAGACCATCGAGCAGCGAATATCCTGGGCCGGGAATGGTCATGCTGCCAACATCCATGCGATAGCGGCGGCCTCGTCGTCGTCATGTTGCCCGGAACCAGTGCCCATGAGATTAGCGACCATGGCTGAACCTTTGCCGTGCGTACCGATGACTCCTGAGCCCACAGCACCGGCTCGGAGCATCACAATCCCGGCGCCGATCCGGCCATGATTGCCGGTTGCCACCGCCTTGATTGACAACCGCGCCGCACCGATACCGGCCGATTCGGTGGCTACAGCCCGAGGCTCGATCCGAACCGGCGTTGCGGCGCGGGCGCCAACCACAACCCCATGCGCCTCGCCCTCGAGCCGCGGCAGGATGCCGTAACCGGTGCCCTCGACCAGGAGGGGCCGCTCGGGCGGATAGTAGCCCCCGCCGCCGACCACAACGACCACCGGGACCGGCACGACACCGGCGAACGCCGCGGTGTCCCCGCCCTCGCCAGCCTCGAGCGAACCGATGATCTCGCCGGCCGACGCAACGGTACCGGTTGCCGCAAATACATCGGCCCCTTCCGTTGCGGCGAGCGAGCCGAGCGTTACGACTGTCGCGGCAAATGACCCAATATCTGCGGACTCGGTCGCAGCCAGCACGCCGGTCCAGGCCGTAGCAGCGACCGCACCAACAAACGATGCAACGTCACCTTCGTTGAGTGCGTCGACGGTCGGCGTGCTGGCATCGACAGTCGGTGCAGTAGCGTCAACGGTCGGTGCAAAGACCGATGCTTCGAACGCAACTAGCGTGCCGATGGTGGTCATGTCAGCGTGATCGTTGCCGAGGTCAGGGTCTTCGCAATAAATTCCTTGAGCGTCAGCGGCGGCGCGCCCTCGATCGCGCGCAGTCGGTTCTCATGGTCGTAGAGCACGGACGTTTCCGGCGCGGGCTCGGGCGGCACCGGCTCTGGCGGCACATAGGGATCGGGCACGCCGCCATCGGCCAGCCATTGCTCGTACTCGGCGCGGTCGCGATTGGCTGGATCGTTGGGAATGCACGCGCCGTCTGCGGTGCGGATGATGACGTCAGTCGCAGTGAGTTGATATTCGGACATGTTCATAGCCTCGCGTCTGCGGTATACGCGAAGTTAGTGAAAATCGAGCCGGCTATTCCATGCTGTACAAACGCGAATTTGTCTTTCGCGAATGCGCCGCCAGATATAGCACCGCCCGACGCCCACCCAGCAGCGTAATATGCCACCTTATTGGCGGCGCCTACATTGTCAAAAATCGTGACAGTTGGAACCGCTCGCTTCTGAACATACGGGACGACCTGACTAAACGAACCCGAAGAGTGGGCAAACACAAGCTGGTCAAGCCCTGCCGTCCAACCACCCGGAATCACCCCATAATTCCATGAACTTTCCCAGTACCGCTTGCACGTCACCAATTCCTGATCGAACGGCCGCATGATGAATGCCGAGCGCGCGGCGGATGGCGCCTCGATGCCGGGTAGGACGACGACGCCGGTGATGCGGAAGGCGTCGGATGTCGCAGCAACCGCATTCACCTGTCCTGGCGCAGCGGAATAGTTTGCTGCCAACCAGGTATTTGCCGATGGTGCCGTTGCGCTAGAGCCTGCCGCCAGCGCAAAAACAACATTCATTCCAACCGTGTTGTCGGTAGCCCAGACGCCTGCTGTGTCGCCCGGAATGGTGACGACATTGTACTGACCTACGTCAGCAGCACTCTGCGTATAGGTAAAGGCATAGCAACGATTGCCGGCGCTGTTGAGAACAGTGCCGCTGTAAAGGCCCGGCCTGTGGTGGCTCGTCCAGAAGCCCAGCGTAATCGGCTGCGCATTTGCAGTGCCCCACGCTAGCCGGGCAACGCGATAGCCTTCGATGGATTGATAGATTTGTGCCACATCGGAAGCGCCGAGCGAGACTTGCGCTGTTTGAACGGATAGTCCTAGTGAAGCAGGGAATCCGGCGATAAGCAGCCCGGTCTTCGCAGCGGTGATCGCCATCGTGCCGACGAAATACAGCCTCCAGTTATCGCAAGGATAACCACCGTTAGCGGTGGTCCCGCTGCCAGCTTTCTCCTGACTGACATCAAACGAACCATTCACCTGTATCCCGTTGTAGGCCAGCGCATCGAGCGGCGCGGCGTAGGCATATAATTCGGTGAAGTTGGCATTTGTCTTGACAAACGATGTCCGCAGCGGATCGCCGGTGCCGTCATTAGCGGCAGAGCCGATGTTGATGATTTGCTGTGTCATCTGTCAGGGTGAGTGAGTAATACTGCCTGCCGTAATGGTCACGGTCTGGCCTATGCTGATCGTCGTGCTGTTGAGATTGATATCGGCACCACTCGTGCCGCATGTAAGATTATTCACTTTGGTAGTGCTGCCGCCATCCTTGATGCGCGCCACCGCTGCGGTTCCGGCATTGGTCGCAACGCCGGATTTTGGCGCCCCGGCCATAGTGATCACGCCACCCGACTCCGTGAAGCTGGGATCAGACAGCGTGATGGCTACGAGCGTAGTGGCAAACGACGCCGTGCATATCTCGATGTAAGCAGGCGAAGCATTGGCGTCGATCTGCAATATCGTGGCAGCCATGCGCGCCGTCTTCGTCGCCGCGTCGTAATTGACCGCCATTATGCCATCCCCAGACGGAAGGATGTGATCCGCACCGGGCCGTTCCTATATATTTTAGTGGTGTTGAGCCGGATTGTTGCATTGGAGTTTTCGTCGCCGACATCGCAAGAAAACACCTCGATGCCGTTAGCGGCGAGGATGCGCGCGGTCGCGGCATTGCCTTGCGCAAGCGCGGCGTCTTCCTCGGCGATCTTGTTGAACACCAGGTTGCCGTCCTCGGTAGTGGCCGCTGGATTGGAGAGTCTGAGCACTGCGAGTGTTACTCCATTGTCCGACGACAGCTCGATGGTGCCGCCGTTCATCATGCCGCCAAGTGTGTCGAGCATCTCATTGGCCGCGGCTTCCGAAAGATTGATGATCACGGCTGCGTCTCGTCATAGATCGGCACGAGCGCGCCGTTCTCGTCCCGCTCGATGCGCAAGACCTTTGATGGGCGCTCGCTCGCGATCGGCTCCTGCAATTGGCGCGCCGCATTTGCGACTTGCCCGGCCAGCTCGGGCGGCAGCAGGATCGCGCCGTTGAGCCCATCCGCGACCATCTGCCGGACCTCGCCGCGCAACTCGGCAACGACTGCCCGCAACTCGGCGATGGTCGCTGCGGCCTGCGCCTCGATCAGCTCGCGCTGGCGCTGCCATTGCCGGCGCTCGGTATCGAGCACCTCGGCGAGCGCTTCGCGCCAGGCATCAAGAAGCAGCGCGTCGTCGTCCGATCCGGTCGGCACTGGCAAATAGGCTTCTGACTTCTCGTGCAATGTCATCGCGGTTGGCCTTTTGCGGTGGCTTTGCGGGAGCCGGCGGCGCTGCGGGAGGCGGCGGCGCCGCCGGCGCAGCCGGGATCTTCCCGACTTGGCTTAGCGGAACGACCTGCTGCTGGACGCGCGGCTCGTCGCCAAACTCGACGCGGTCGAGCCCTTCGAGGTTGCGCGCTTCGTTCGGCGCGAAAATCCCGCCTTGCACGCCCTGCGCCAGCGCTTCGATGCGATCCTTCATCGCCGAGCGCAGCAGCGCGTCGGTGTCGAATTCCACATATTCGTCGGGCTGGCCTTTGAGATCGAACAGCAGGCCGATCGATTCCTCGATATGATTGAGCGCGAAGCCGAGACCCGATGATTTCCAGCTCTGCATCAACAGTTCGGTCGACGAAAAGGTTGAGCCGCCGAGGCCGAGGATCTGCAGCGGAATGCGAAACGCGAGCGCAATGTGCTCGTTCGAAAGTTTCATCATCTCGGCGGTAGAGGCATCCCTGCCGCTCACCGCCCACGGCTGAACTTTCAATCCAGCGGTGAGGATTGGCGTGCCACCCTGGTGCAGACCTTTGGCCTGCTCGTTCCAGCGGTCGCGTAGCGCCTGGAGCTGGTCCTTGTCGAGCGTGAGGTCGGTCGAGAGCACGGCCGATGGCCGCGCCTCGTTGAGGTAATATCCAAGCTGCTGCCGCGCGATCGCGCTATTGACGCCGATATCGCTATAGGCCGCGACGATCGGACTTTCGCCGATCAACGGCACCGGCCAGCGATGCCGCACCGTGTGCAGCCGGATGTGCAGCACGTCGCGTTGCGGCACGATCAGCGGCTCGCCTCCGAGCCGTTTATCGATCACCTGGTTGCCGTGCAGCTGATAGAAAATCTCGCCATTGCTGGCGAGCCGCGGATGCGACATCAGCGGGTCCATCAGATGCAGCTCGTCGATCTCGAATCGCGAATTGCGCAGCCCGAGCGCATAGGTGTTGCCCTCGAGGTAGAGCGAGCGCGTTGCGTTCAGCAGAAAGTCCGAGATCGACTGATAGTCATTCGGATGGCGCAGCAAACGCGAGAGCGACGATGACTTGACGCGCTCGCGTCCGCCTTTGCCGTTGAGCCGCCAATGATCGCCGGGACACATGGCCACGGTCTGGGCGTAGGCCGAGACGCAGGCCTCGACCATCGCCGATTGTGTGCCGAGGCTGGTCGGCGTGTAGCCCTGCTGCCACCAGTTGTCGGCGACGCCGGCGGGCAACCACCCGCCGGTGACTGGTAGATAGAAAGGGCCTGGCCGGTAATCGCCTTCACCCTTGCCGATGAGCTGGCCCGCGACGCGGGCCAGAAACCCGCGAAAGTTCATGTCGACGGTGTCGCAGTCCTTGTTTGATAATTGCCGCGTTTGCCGGCCTCGGCCTGCTTGGTCTGCGCCTCATTTGGGTCCGGGCTGCCATCGTGCTCGTGCTCGAGGACGTGGACGCCCATCGCGGCCATGTCATTTTCTTCTTGCGTCGGCGTGGGCTTGATTGCGCCAGCCGTTTTGGCCTGCTGCTCGTTTGCCTTGTCGCGTGCCGCGCGCTCGTCGGCGAGCTTCTTTTTCGCGGCCGTCATCTGTTCGGTATAGGTCACGGTGGACTCCTTCGTTTGTGGGTTTGTTACCAAGTTAACCGGCAAGCAAGATTACCATGTCACTCCGGTTAGCCAAGCAATGGTGCCGGTGCGGCGGATCGCCCAGGTCAACGGCATGATCATGCGCAAGGCCAGCATGTCGGTTTGGAACATGCTCTTGGCCGGGAACGCCACAACGGCCGGCGTGCCGGTCGTTGAGATGTCTGTCGGCGAGGTGTCTTCCATGTGCAGAGTTGCTTGGTCGCTGATCTCGAACCGCGGCCCGTCACCGGTGACGGCGACGAAGTCGGCGGCGTCGATGACGATGACCGTGCCTGCGGGCACCGTGCCGGACTGGATGAACGGCCAACCGCCGAGGCGGCCTTGGCCGATCTCGTCACGATACGGGAACACGCCCGCGCCGGTGGCGATGGCGAACGACGCGCTGTTGACCTGTTGCGGGTTGAGCAACCAGACCGGCTTGCGCACGTTGCCAAGCGTGCTGGTCAGCAGAGCGCCCGACAGTTGCTTAATATCGCCGGTGAGAGCGGCAAAGCCGCCGCCAGCGGTGGGCGTCAGGCCAGCTACGCCGTTGAGGATGCCGGCAGGTCTGACCGTCGTCGCCGCGTTGGCGTCGAGCAGAACGGAGTCGATCGCAACCGACGTGTCGTAGACGACGGCA